GCTGGCTAGAACTGCGGACACCTGCGCGCCAGAGCCGCCCCCTGTTGAAACCACCTCCAGTGTTAGGTCAGGCTCGATGCGCTGCGTGACGACAACCGCCGCGCCGGCTCTTACCACCACAGCCGCTCCAGAGGAAAGATTCACTGACTCCCCATCAACGTAGTCCTGAGATGCGCCGGTCGCAGAGATCGATGAGATCGTCCACGTCGCCGGATCGGCCTCGGTTTTGGAAAGACTGACTGTCAGCGTGGCCCCGGTGCCAGACGTGGTCGATGCCGTGATCGTTGGCTCTAGGTTCTGTCCTGGCTTGGTGATAATTGTTCCCTTTGCGGCAGCGACGACCGTGTCGCCTTTGGAGGCCGAGACGACAATAGCCTGACCGTCTGTGTACCCCTCGCCGCCATCTGTCAAAGAGATTGATTCAATCGACCACAGCGGCAGTTCGCACCCGTCCTCAGACTCCGTGAGCGTGAACGACACCGTGGCCGGCGTGGTGTTCTTGTTGTCCAGCGTAAATGTCGGAGCCTCCCTGCCGAACTTGGCATAGCCGCTGCCGCTGTTCGTAATCTTCACCGACTGCAACGGCCCCGGCCCTTTGTCTCCGCCAAGACCTTGCACCGTGCCCGAGACGCCAGAGCCAAAGCACGTTGGCGAAAATGACAGAGACAAAATGTCTGGCCCTTGATAGAAATCGGGGCAGTACGTCTGGCCGCCGGAGCGGTGCGAAAACGCCTCCTCCAAATCAAATCCTTCACAGGTGCTGCTGCGGCACTGGTTGCAGCACGCAGAGCACGTCCCGAAAAGAAACCCAATCGGGTACATCCCGGCAGCCAGGATGGCGATTCCCTGCACGATGAGGCCCAGCGGGTCGTCGAGCATCAGTCGCACTCCGCAGCAATCAAGAACCACGCCGTGCCATCACGGGCGATGGCACAGTTGACGCCACCCGAGGCGGTGCCAACGTCGGCAAACAGGTTGATTGCGGTCACGGTGTTCGGCGTTGACGTTTGATACTTGAACGTCACAGTCTTTTGAGTATTTTTTGACCACGCCCCCGTAAACGTGCAGACGCGAAACACTCGTCGCCCCGCCTCAATGACAGGCGAGAAGGACAGCGGCTTCGTGCGGGGCGGCTCCTGCTCAACGGCCCGCACGACGCGAGCGACGCGAGCTGCCGAGCCGAGGTCGAACTGCGTGAGGTCAGCCATGCGTCACCCCGTGGGCAGCGGAGTGGTCGGAGGATTGCCGAACAGCGTCGTGAAGTTCGCCACCGGGTTGACGCGACGCACAAGGATGGCCGGAGCCCCGAGCGTCATCCCGCCGTTGCCGTCAAGCCCGACGGGGCCAGGACTCGCCACCCATTCTGCGTTCTCGAAATCGAACACCATCGCGCGTCGCTTCTGATTGCTCAGGATGAAGTTGAACCCCACGTCGGGCAGCTGCAGGCTGTGTCCGCTCTGGCGATAGTGCAACTCGGCCGTCGCCTTCCAGTAGGCGACCGTTCCGCCGTTGAGCTCCTCTTGCGTCTGCTGCACGCTGATTTTGTCTAACTTGACCGAGTGTGCCGGGCAGCCGAAGTACGTTGCGTCATTCACGCATTGGCTCGCGGCGAACCAGTTCGTAGGAAACGTGGCGAAGTTGTACGTAACCCGAGCGACTGATAACGCCTCTTGCGTCACCAGTCCAGGGAAGTAGTCGTAGGCACTGTTCGTCAGCGGATACTTCGTGCTGTTGTCGTTTCCGGCGTAGTAGAAAAGCGCCGGCACCTCGCCCGGCGCGCCATCGAACTCCCATACGCCGGGGCGGTTGGTCGGATGCTGCAGTTCGTAGGCCAGGATAACGCCGTATTCGTAGAGAATATGAACGTGGTACGGCGAACCTTCAAAACCTTCCGTGATCGTGATCTTGCGACACTTGTTGAAGGTATAGAAGGGGTGGGCGGTCCCAATGTTGACGCCCGTAGCCGCGACAAGTTGATTGTCATCTATCGGCGATGATGTTAGCGCGTCATCACTGAGGACGCACACGAGCTCGCGCGTAAGCGTCCTAGACTTGCCGATCTCGAACACGCCTTTGCGTGCAAGCTCCTTCACGCTGACAACGCTAGCCATGAGTCACTCAAGGATCAGGGGAAGATCACGGCCGGGATGCCGATGCGGTTGAGGTTCTGCGTCAAGCCGGTGGCAATCGTCTGCAGAATCTTGTTCGCCTGCCGTGCCGCAATTAGCCGCGGGTCTTGAGCGTTGGCAGCGAGGCCCAGCACCAGGGCAGCACCCTCCTGCGTCCGCGCGTCGGCAGTGTTCACAGTCTGCGAGCCGACGGTGTTGAGTTCGCCGAGACGCTTTTGCTGACGGTCGAACTCGGCGGCTTGGGCCTTGGCTTGTTCGGCGGCGAAGTCTTGCTGTGCCTTTTGGGCTTCCTCGTATTGTTTCTGCTGGGCCTGGGCGAATTGCGTTTGTTCTCGCTCTTGGGCCTTGACAGCATCTTCTGCTTGCTTTGCAAGAGCGGCCCTCTGGGCCTCAGCGTTCTTCACTTCGTCGGCCGCATCCTGCGCTTTTTTCTTCTTGATGTCTTCGAGGTTCTGGATCTCTTGGGCGAACAATTCTTGCTGCCGCGCCACCTCGGCGTCGAACGCTTCCTTGTTCAAGATCCCGTCGCGGGCCTGCTCCTGCGCGGCGGCGATGCCTTCCTGCAACCGCTGGGCTGCCTCGGCCCCGGCGTTGCCGAACTCGGCCGCCTTGTTGATCGTTTGCCCGATGGCTTGATCCACCTGCTCGAACGCGCGGGCGAAGCCCTCGCCGAAGCCTTGCTCTGACGCCTGTTGCTGGTCTTCCAGCCGGGCCTGCAGTTGGTCGAGTTGGGCCAGCCGTGCCGCGGCGGCATCGGCCTCGGCTTGATTGCTGGCCTCGCGGGCCGTGAGCAAGTCTGCGGTCGCCTGGGCCTGCTGCTCCTGCACGTCGATGATCTGCCGCTCGATCTCTGACTGCTCCTGGCCGGCGGCGAGGAGCTCATCGACGCGAGCCCGCTGGTCGTCTATCCGCTGCCGCTCTGCCTCGGCTGCTGCGGCAGAACCGTCGGCGATGGACTCCTGCTCCGTCTTGATGACGCCAAGTTGGCGAATCCGCTCTTCGCCATTGGCGACCGCCTCGGCGTCTCCGTTGTCGATAGCCGCCGCTACCTCCTCGCGGATACGGGCGATCTCCCGCTCGACGGCCAGCACTTGCTCGGCTGCCTGCGCCCGGTTGGTGTCGCCGCCGAACTCGCGGTTGATTCGGGCCTGCTCCAGAAGTTGGTCGGCCACCTGTTTGTCGGCATCGACGCGACGCTGGGCCTCGTCGGCGGCCTTGCGAGTCTCTTCCTGCACCGTGCGAAGCGACTCGATCTGCCGGTCGTACTCGGCCGTGGCGTTTGCCACGCCTCGAGCGTACTGCTCGGCGTTGAGTTCTCCGCTGTTCGCCTGCTCCTGCAAGTCCTCCAGAGCAGTCTGGAACTCCAGGGCCGCGTCGAAGCCTGCCTGCCCGAACTCGCCCGCCTTTTCGATGGCACCGTCGAGAGCCTCGCCGGAATCAGCGATAGCCTTCTGCACTTCGGTCATCGCCTTTTGCTGCTCGGCCGTGAGCGTCGTCACGCTTTCCGCAGTAGCGTCAACGCCCTCGGAGGCATCCTTCGCAGCCCGGTCGATACCCAGGAAGTTTTCCGCGATCTCCAAGAGCCGTCCGACGGTGCCGCCGATAGCACCGGCAATGGTCGAGAACACCGACGCGACGGAGCCAAACACGCTGTTGATAACGGTGCCGACAGCAGAGAGCGCGCCACTTAGGCCGGTGAACTCGGTAAATGAGGAGACGCCGGAGCCAACATACTCAGCAACCTTTCCGAGCGTGTCGCCGATGACCTCTCCAATACGACCGAACGCCGTTGTGATGATCGTTGTCGCACGCGAAATTGCTTCGCCTAACGCGCCGACGTTGGCGGCGATCACCCCTATAGGCGAAAAAGACACGAGCCATTGGTTGACCGCCGTGGAGGCGTCTCCAAGGAACCGTGCGATATTCACGACGCCATCATTCAGCGGCTCAAGGGCCTGCGACACTCGCTGCACGACGACGGCGAATGGCTCAAACACAGCGCCGATGTTGCGGCCGAGCGTGCCGATGGTGATGCCAATAACCTCCACCAGCCTTCCGATATTCGTCAGGATCGGCTCCAGCACCTGCCCGATAGGGTCGATCACCGCCGTGATGCCAGCGGTGATCTCGGCAAAGCTGCGGGCGATGCCTTCTCCAAGGCCGGCAAACGGCAGCAGGAGCGACTGCCCGAGTCCTTGCGTCGCAAGGCGAAGCGTGTCGAGTCCAGCGCCAAAATCGTCAATCCGCCCTCGGTCAATTTCAGTTAAGGCACGACCAAACCGCTCGATGTCGGCCGTGGCCCCAGGGAGATTATTGAAGAACGGAATGAGTTCCGCGCCGGCCTTTCCGAAAAGTGCCGTCGCCGTAGCCGTTCGCCTAGCCGGGTCTTCGATTGCAGCAAGAGACTCGCCGATCAGGCGGTACTGTTCCTCTGGCGACAACGCCTGGAGTTCCTCGGCAGTCACGCCGATCTCGGACAGAGCCTTCTGTGCAGCCTTGCTCTCTTCGTCCACGCCCAGCACCGACCTTTGCAGACGGCCAAACGCCGCACTGACGGCGTCGATGCTTGTGCCAGAACGTTCCGCCGCCTCTTCAAGCGTCTGAATAAATCCGAACGATACGCCGAGCTTGTCGGCCGTATTGCCAAGCCGCTCAACGCGATCATCCAAGGCAATGAGTCCCTGCGTGACCGCAACGGCACCAGCACTAAACGCCGCCACGCCAGCGACCGCCGCCGTGAACGGATTGATGAGCCCGGCGACCGACGCCCCGATGCTCGTCAGCCCCTGCGACAGCCCGGCACCGAACACGCGAGACAGCCCCTCGCCGGCAGACGAGAGCCCCGACAGCCTGCCCGCCACGTTGCCAATCGGCCCCGGCAGAGCCGACAACACGCCAGACAGTTCGTTGAACTTGAGGGCACCGCCGTCGCCGGCCGCGTCCGACGCCGCCGCGTACTCGTTCGCCGCGACGGTCGCCTTGGCGAACGACTCAGCCGACCGCTGCACGGCCAAGCCGTACTGCGTCTCATCGAGCAACCCGGCATCGCGGAGCCGGTTCAATTCCGCGATCGACTGCTCGTATGCCTTGGTTGCCCGCTGCTCTTTAGTCAGGTTGGCTTCGACAATCTGGGCCGCACGACCGAGATCATCGGCAGCATCGTTCGCCGCCGCCTGCAACTGCTCGAGCGACCGGGCGTAGTCTTCCGGGCTGGTCAGCCCGGCCTTGAGGCTCTCGGTCAACGCCCGCAGGCGAACCTCGAACTTTTCCTGTTGCTGCGCCGCCGCAGCCGACTCGCTGCCGAACTTCCGAAACACCGCCGTGACGCTGGCGGCCTCCTTGTCCAACTGCTGCAGCGCCCGCTCGACGGGCGAAAGGCTCTGCCGAACGCCCGTGGCGTCCGCAGAAATCTTCATCGCCAGTGAGAGCACGTTCGCCATCAGTCGAACCCAAGTTGCTTTTTCAGATCCATAATCACGTCGCGGGCCTGCACCTCGTGCTGCGGCGGCTCTTCGATCGGATTGAAGTCGCTCGCCCGCGGTGCCTTGCCCTTCTCGCTGTACGGAGCCAGGATCGCCGAGACGGTCAGGCCCGTCTCGGCCCAACTGTCAGGGATCGCCTGGTAGTACCGCGTGAAGGCCATCCACTCGCCGAGCTCACGCGACGACATGCGCCGCTCGATCTCGCCGACCGTCATTTTCAAGTGCCCCGCCAAACGAAACAGGAAGCGTCTCGTCGGGCGGATGTTCAGTTTTTTGCCAGTTCCTCCACGTCGCTTTCGCTCATCGCGTTGTGCTTCATCGCCTTGTCGAAGAGCTTCGACACGACCTTCGCTGACTTGCCCGCCAGCTCCTCGACCTTCTCGTCGCTGAACAGCCGCTCGCCGGTCTCGGGGTGGCAGAGGCAGCGGGCGAGGAACTTGGTACGGAAGTTGTCGATGCCCGTCTCACGCTTGCCGATCCACTCCCGCTCGTAGGCGTCACGCTCGCCGACCGTCATCACGCGGATGCCGAGCGTCATGTTGCCCCACTCCTTGACCGTGACCTTGAGGATGCCGAGGTCTTCGGCCGCCATGATCTGTGCCGCGAGTTCTTCAACCGTCAGTGCCATGCGCTTTACTCCTGGACGATGCGAAACACGCCTTTGAGGCGATACACGTCGTTCACCTTCGCACTGATGTCAAGCGTCTGGCAGATGGCCTTGGTCGTGACAGTGAGGCCGTCGCCGGCGAAGGAGAGCAAGCCCTTGGTGCCGTACTGGCTTAGGCTCATGGTCGAGGTCGAAGCGGCCGTCGAAAGGCTCGACAGTTCGACCGTGCCGGCGTCAACAGCAAAGAGACTGTTCCGGCCGATAGGCAGCGAGCCGCCCGCATTGATGCGGTACTCCGTCACCTCGCCGATGGCGGTGCCGCGCCAGCTAACAGTGACCCCGGTGCAGTAGCCAGCCATGACGGGCCTCCGTCAAGGCGACTACACGCGGGCGATGCGGATCGTCGCCTGCCCCCGGATCGCGTCGTTCACAGCCAGCGTCAGCGTGCTGGAGTTGACCGTGTAAGCCACGGCGCTCAGAAGCGCGGTGCCGCCCGTGCTGATCGAGCAAGTCCCCGTCGATGCGTCGGCGATGATCGAACGCCCGAGGTAATTGAACTGCACCGTGCGGCCCGTGTCGGTCGTGCTGCCCTTGAGGGGGCGGTCGATGGTCGCCAGTTGCGCACCCGTGGTCAGGCCCAAGTGCGACACGTCGATCTTTTCCTGATCGGCAGTCGGGTCGTTGTAGGTGATGACAACGTTCGTGATGGTGTAGTTCGTGTTGCCCAGCACGAGCGACGTTCCGACACCATCATGGGGAGTGGCTGACATTTGGGAGTCTCTCCTAGTTCTCGACCCACATCACGGAATACGTTTGTGTCACGCTGTAGACCGGCGGCATCTCGCCGCCCGCCAACTGCACGAACCCGTCGGCCTCGTTTTCGAGGCTGACGTTCTTCACTACGGTCGATTCTGCCTCGCCGGTGCCGAAGCCATCCAGCACC